TTGTTACAAATTCTTCAGTATCTTTTGCGTAAGCGTATTCCATCTGGACGAGAAGCTCATCTAGAAACGCTGGTGTTGAGTTTGTTAGCAATTCTAGAGTAGTGATTGCACGACCCTTAAAGGACTTCTTTGTAACTGTGATAAATGATGCTTCAAGTTGTGACTCTGTTACTGGTGAGTTCTCATCGATCTGATCGACTAGAGGCACTTCAGTAATCTTAGGCAACTCAAATGTTTTTCCAAATTCTGGCATTGTACCGCGAGAAACTGAATCAATCATTGGGCGATCTGCGTTAGAAAGGAAGTTAAGTAGCTGTGTGCTTTGTGGTGTTGGGATAAATCCTGCACCTGTTGTCTGATCGTTGTCAGCAGCGCGTAGCCATTGACGAGATTCATCATCACCAAAGAGGTTAGCCTTTAGTGTGTTCTCCAAGTAGTTACGCTTTGTGATTTCGATTCTTGGAGATGTGTAGTACATCGCTGTTACAGTAGGGCGAGCAGCCTCGACAGGTGCTGCCTCTACTGCAGGTGTTGCTTCGACTGCTGAAGTGGTATCTTCCACGGCTGTCTCGCTTTCTGTAGTTGGGTTTTCTTCAGCAGGGGTAACTTCCTCTGCTGCGATCTCTAGCACCTGAGCCGACTTAAAGGCTGGCTCTGTTACGAGAGAAACTTCTTTTAACTTTGCCGCTGTTACGACTGTGTGTCCGTTGCGTGATGGCTTAGATGCAAGGATCTCTGCGCCTATGCTCAAACCTGAAACCAAATTTTCGCTTGCCATGATGAGGGCATCTGTGCCAGCCTGTGAACGGCTTAGCTTAAAGGTTGCATAAATGCCATCTTCTTTTTGTTCAGCTGAGATCATGCGACCAACAGGCTTCTTCATGTCATGCTGTGATAAGAGCTTAATCTTTGTTGGGTCTGCAATCTCAATAGATCCTGCCTCAAATGCATAAGATCCAAGATTAGTGCTGCCAATTTCATCATTACCAAAGGGCACTATCTTGCCAGTGATTTCGCGCTTTTCTTCGTTGCACTCAATCATTGTGGCTTCGATGTATAAGTTTTCCATTAGCCTTCGCTTCCATTAGGTGTTAGATCTTCCATCTGCATAGCTTGTTCGATTGTAATTAAACCAAGTGAAAGCATCTTTTCTATAACTAGCAATCGCTCCATAGGTTCAACGCGCAAGAATGTTGAATCTAAATCGAACTTTACATAGTGACCAGCAGTAGATATATCATCCATGCTTAAACGCTGCTCGATTGCAGAGATGTATGGCTGGAACGCTAGTGCTACTAATTGTTTTCTTTCATCTATGATGTTTGCGTATGTCATAGATGTGTTGAGGTCTGCTGACAAGTAGTAAGCAGGAATGCCGCACAATCGACTAATCTCAGTTGCAAGATTCTGGATTGCCTCGTTGTACATCATGTCTTTAGGGCTAAAGCCAATATTCTGCGCCTCGAGAGTCGAGGTCAAATATGCAGTTGAACGATTCTGGCGAGCTGATTTCCATGAAGCCAATAAGCCTTGAACTTCAGCAGGTGGTAGATCTGCTCCTGTATTTTTTAACACTGTAGTAGCCATCGGAGTTTGAGCAGCTACAGCAGCAGCCTTCTGGATGTCGATAGCTGCTTGAATTGTTCTTGCACCTGTTGTAAGTACGCCTTCGTTAAATGCTTGGAATGTAACTAGAGATCCAAGACCAGACATCGGACGAGGTGAACCATCAACATAGTATTGAGTCACAACAGTGTTAGTTACATTAAGATCAAAAGTGATACGAGTATTTGCTACCCACTCGAAAGATGCAGGGCGATTATCTTCCTGATAAGTCTCTGTAACTTCTAAGAAGGCTTGCCCAAAGAATAGAAGGCTATCAACCAAATAACTGACAGTAACAAATTGTGGCTGTGACTTAGATAGTTGATGCACCCATCGTGGAGCTGCAATAGATTCGCCCGTGGACTTCTTTTTATACTCTAGCGGAATAGATCCGACTGTGCAGAGAAGATCGCGGCATCGCTTAATAGCGGGTACAGCCATAGCATCTCGTCTGCCAATTACAGGGAATGTAAAGTTGTAAATCGAGTTAATGCCATCGCCCATAATCTTAGGCGCGAGCTGTGCCTCTAATATTTCTGGCTTACGCGAAAAGATACCCATAGACAGAAATTGTAGCATTTGTCAAGAGAATAGACAATATGCTAGGGCGTGTCTAAGTATATATCTGTGGCTTAGGTGCAGGGATCATTAACTTGCTCACGACCATTGCCAAGCCAATCGGTGCAGAGATATCTCCAGCACTCTTTCGCTTAATGATGCGCCACGCCGAATCATTGACCTTAGCTGCGCAGTTATTCATCTGTTGGATAAACTCGGCTTGCCCATTGTGAACTACTCGATGATTATTGAGTCCTTCTGCAAGGTCTCCACAGGCTTTGTAAAACTGCTGCCCTGACACATCCTCAATCATTACTCCAGCGTTAGCCAAGCGATCTGCAATCGTCTGAGTGGCGTACTTGTCAAAGCAGACTAGACGCGGTTTATAGATGTCGCACCACGCCTTTATACTTGCCGCCATCTTCAGCTCATCAATGGCAACCTGAGAGCTGTAAGTCTCCAAGATTCCGATGCCAATCCGCCCATCTGGGAGAAGTTGTCCTGCGACCAATGATCCGTTCCGCCGTGACGGACTGACATCGAATCCAAATATAGTATAAGCCCCGATAGACATTTCAAGTGTGCTATCTGATGTTTCTTCCAAGATGCCGTGTTGCCAAGGGCTACTTAATGAGTCAATCCATTGGCAAAGAGTTTCAGTACGCGTATTTTCAATCGGTGAAGTAGCAATCGCTTCTTCAATCGCTTCTTCTGTGATGGTGTATCCTAAAGAGGGGTTAGCCAAAGCCCATGCATCGCGGTCAGTTATCTTGCAGTACTGGGGTGCTGAGTATTCGTAGAAACCGAAGGACTTTGGTGGGTAGTCGATGGCTCGTTCTCTAAGATCGTTGAGAACAGTTGAGAACGCATCTCCAGCATTAGAGGTAAGAAGCGTTTGACTATTTGGGTGAGCTCTAGTAGTTGGAGTTGCTGCTCGAAATCCATCTTCTGTGATTTCTCGGACTTCATCGATGTAAAGTAGCCCGTTGACACTTCGTCCGCGAGATCCATCTCTAGTAGCTGCAACGACATCAAGGCGCGCTCCAGAGAGCATCTCAATAGACTCCGTGCCATTGGCGTGTCTGATTTGTTTGACGAATCCTTTAAGGTGGTCATTGGTCTCCAATAGGTGAGTGACTTGTCGGAAGGTGTCTAGTGCCATGCTTCTGTTAGAAGACATGATAAGCACATTGGTATTCCACTTGATCAGGTGAGCAAGGATAAGCATTCGCGCTAAGTGGGTCTTGCCGTTCTGTCGTGCTACCAGAATCAGGTTTGTCTTACGAATCCACATGCCTTTTTTGTCCACAGTAAGCATGTCTTTAAGCACAAATTCTTGCCATGGCATTAAGTCCATCTTGACGATAGCGCATAGATCTTTTACATCTTGCAGCTTGTTTTCGCCTTTAAGAAGTGGACTGTGAAGCCGTGGTTTAGTTGCCCCTCGTAGGGCTTTGCTCTTTTTAGGCTTAGTCGTCATTGATCTGGACTGGGTCGGGTCTTAAAAGGACTGTCCAGCATTGGTTCGGACTGCATCGGGGAGATATAGGTTGAAAAGACAGGGGGGGTAGCCGTCCGTGCTAAAAAAACACCCTCATTAAGCGCGCCTTTACGCAGGTTACACGACTTACACAGAACCCGTAAATTATCTAACGAGTGATCGCCCCCAGACTTGCGACTGATTATGTGATCGATGTGCATCTCGCCCTCATCTGTGCCGCATAACTGACACATGCGACCATCACGCTTGAACACACGTTCGCGTTGTTCGCGGTATCGCCTACTGTTCAGCTTGTCTAATGCCAATTGTGTGCCTTCCAATGATCTAATGCTTTACATGTATCACCATCATACCTGTGTTCAATGTATGACAAGCCCCAGCGTACCTGACCATAGCCATCTAATGTTGCAAGATACTCAGAGCGTCCTTGAGGAATACCATGATGAGATCCATTCTTGGCTTCTGGATTCCATGCACTTTCTTTACCATAGAGCTTAGATAAGCAGATGTATTGTTTATAGTCATAATGTAATAGATGTAATGCATACTCTTTATAAGTTACATATTGCTTTGGTTTAGATCCACCTGCATCAGGCATGATGCATAGAGCTATCCCAATAGCTACTAGCACCCCGCGAGCTACGCCCCTAAGGGGCTCGCGGTGAGCCTTTGAGAGGCTCTGCGCCGTTAGCGTACCATCGATGTCAAATCCATTTGTAAAAGTCCTGCTCAGAGCGGTGTTTCGTTTCAAGATAACCTCCTGTGGATAACTTCTGTGGATAACTATTTATCCGTTGAATAGAAGCCCTTGCCCTTAAAGTGTGTAGCTGCTGCCCCAATTACTTTGACCATTGGTTCATTACAGTAGTTACATAGCACTACTGGTCTATTGTGCCATCCATGATTGATCTCTTGATTAAGATTGCATCTGGTGCATTTGTAATCATAGGCTGGCAAGTTAAGCACTTCCTTATCATGTATGACCCACATCCAGAGCATCGGTCTATGTCTGCCTCAGTGGGTTCTTTGTCTAAGTGACCATATCTTAATATGAGTAGTGGCAAGAGATCCTCTAGTCTAATGATCGCGGCATACTCACGCGCATCTTCACCCTGACCATTCAGTCTGATAACCCCAAAGCCTAATTCCCCCGAAATGGCTGTACGGCTTTTCAGTTGTGCTAAATATGCTTTCGGTTGAAATCCAGCGCGGGCTTTAACTTCAACATCGAACGGCACATTAACAATATCCTTGCCACTACCCCTTCCCACACATGCGCCCTGCCAAACAGTCGATAGGTACTGTGCGACAACGCGCTCTGTGCGGAAACCTCTGTGCTTCCTTGCTTGACTAGCCATTAACAGCTTTACACTTTGAGCATTGCCATGTAACTACGCCATTGACTGAATCAGAGGATATGTCCTCTAAGTCTCTAATCGCAACTGGCTCATTGCACAACTGACATGGTACGAATGCTGACATGAGATCGACCCATTCACCATTTATCTTAATTCCAATGTTACCCATTTATACTCTCGCCTTCTGTGGTGCGAACTTGCCATCCGATCCAAGGTTGTACCACTTGGTAGGACAACGATGTGCCGATGAAATTGCTGTGTTGCAGAAGTAACCACCCCAAGCCTTGCCATTCTTCTCACCCTCACGCCATTGCATGTGTCCATGCTCGCATGATGGAGCTTCTACTGCTTCGGGTGTACTCATGATGGCAGTCACAGTCTGCATTGCTTTGTCAAGCGTGACAGGCGCATCTACTACGCCTTTATACTCTCCAACAGGTGTAGTCCAGTAGTCCTGATCGTCTGCCTTAACTTCTTGAACAGGTGGCTTGACTGGCTTAGCAGCTACTACCTTGCTCATTTCCTCTCGGCTTGGTCTCTTTCCTTTAGGCGCATAACCTGCATTTGCAAGTGCCCTGCCGATCGCTGAAGTCTCGCAATTCTCCAATGCTGAAGTCTGATTAACCCCTCGGCTAGTAACTGTTTCCTCAGCGTACCCTGTTGCCCATGCAACGCTATCTTCAGCATTCTTAAATAAATACGCCTTAACAATGTATCGAGTAGCCTCGACCACTTCCAACTCAGTTGATATGCGGAACGCTGGATAGTCCTTAATAAATTTTTCAAGTCTCACCTCTACTGGCTCGTAATCGGCTAAATTAAACATAAAGTTCGTTTTCCTCTGTGGCTAGCTGCCCTGCGAGTGCGCCATAAGAGCAGAGATCGACCCAGTTGTCGATGTGTTGTGCTGATTGATTAGTCCGTGCAAGTTTAACCAAGACCATGATCCCTGCCACCTGATAGTCGTGTATCGGTGTTTGTAAGTATGCTGAGAGCAGCATTGCGGTGTGTTGCAGGTTATCCGCAGGGTGACCATATGATAACCCACGATCACGGATCGTGTCGGTGGCGGTGAGAAGGATTTCATTAGCGCGCATCTGTTGTCACTCGCTGAAATGACTTAGCAACGATTAGACCCTCGCGCTTGCCTTCGTTAAAGCCCTTAGCCCAACCGACCAAGTACCATAATGCATTAGCTGCTAGAAGCAGCACAATCATTGGCATTTCAAAGCTCATTTTATTCGCCCTTTTCGTTAGTAGTTGTTAGCACTTTTCGCACCACATTGATGAATTATTTTTCCACTCTAGAGCTTGCTTCTTTGTCTTAAAGTCACAAGTAAAGCCATGCTTCTCGCATACAAGTGTCCAAAATTCTTCTTTGATTAGTGTCGTTGTGCTTGTCATGGCTTTAGTGTTGCATAAACCCCAGACGAATCAAGCACATTATGATAACGAAATGATAACGATTATCGAGCGCGTCCGTAGGTTTTTCCGGACACGATGAATGTTCCGTCCTTCTCGATGTTGATTAGATCGACCTGCACTTTACTGCCATGCACATACATGATGGCGAATGCCTGTTGCCAGTTAGCTACACCCTTAGTGTAAGCCGCTTGCTTAAAGTCCATTAGATTGCCTACCTCTACACCATGCAAGACACGCCCTATACGACCCCCAGAAGCCTCTGAGAAGGCTGAACGCCCTGCTCTGTGGGTATGACCTGAGATGACATTCTTTCCATGCCTACGAGCCGCTTCTAGGGCTGATAAGCCCCCTTGTGGCTTGATGGGTGTGTGGTCTCCATGAACTGCAATCCAGTTGGGTGCAATAGGCATTGGGTTCTTATGGAAAGTTATACCTAACTCATCAAACTTCATGAACTTCTCAAAGCGCAGCTCTGGCAATGCTCCGAATGCTGGCACTTTAGCCATGATGATGTTATACAGGCGGTCTGTGTGATTGCTACGGATGCAATCAGTTACGCCTAATTCCCACAATAGATCAACAGCTTCATTGCGATCATCGTCTAGGGTCTGAGCATAAGAACCCATCCGATTTTCTTCCCATTTTGAGATTTGAGGTAGATCTATTTCATCGCCGATTGTTACGACTTGGTCTGGCTTAAACTTTGTGATGAAACTTGCAAGGTTACGGGTTGCAACCCTGTCATGATACGGAACTTGTAAGTCCGATACGACTACGATTCGCTTAATCGTCATCCTCATCTATGTAATCGCCTAACTTTTCTGGCGGTATCCCATCAGGCAATATCCAATGCGGGTAAGCCTGTGGCTCTGTGATCATGAACATGGCGATGTCCTCTGGAAACCCTGCTCGCTTTAGAGAACAGAAGTATTCATAAAGCCCAATGCAGTAAGCATCGAGCTTTGAGTAACCTTGTTCCTCTAAAGCCTTAGTTGCTTTTCTTGCCATGGCACTATGCTACCTGTCGAGAAGTATGTTGTAGATCTCATCCACTCGCGTGTTGAGTCTTTTGATCTCAGACAACAAGTGTGTAATTACATAGCCAGACAAGCCACCGAGTATCGCAATGGTGGCAAGGTAAAGGGTGAAGAAGTCTGACTGTGTCACTTCTTGATGCCCATAGAAGGATCGTTAGGTGACAAGTAACGAAGTACAGGTGGCAGGATTGATGCAATACCAGCTGCGATAAGAGCCTGTGGATCTGTGACCCCAGCCGCATACATGGAAATCGCTGCTACCAAAAAGGCTCTCGCCCAAGATCCTGCTGCTGTCTTTAGTTCATTCATTCTTTTGCTCCTAACATAGGTACTTGAAAAAAAGCCCCAGCATCGTCAGCTTCTTTCTTAAAGCTGAAGTGCGCGTGTTTGATGTGTTTGTTAGATCCTGTGTACTTGCGCCACTTCCAGTTAAGGATGCTGGAGCAGATACGCCCATCAAATATGATGTAACTGATTCGCTTCTCTGACTTAGACTTGCAAGCGAGACGAACCTGATCGACAATGTCTGGCATAAGATCTGGCTTTCCGCCTTTGTGTAAGTCGCGGTCGATGTCAATGGCACGAACCCACCCTTGCTCATCTGGATTATGATCAGACTTGCGAGCAGAGTGTCGGGTATCACCGATCCACCCATCCGAAAGCCGATCTCTATCTGGGAAGGTGTCATCAAACTGTTCCCGAAACTGTTTAGCAGCCTTACTTAGTTGCGGCTTCATCGGTCAAACTCGGTGTGGATTGTTCCGCTTGTGCCTGTAACTCGTCATAATACTCTTTGGTATATGAAAGAAATGAGCCATCTTCTCTACGAATAATTACGTGTTTTTTAGGATTGCCTTCAATGTCATTAACTTCAATAAGTTCAATAGTTTCGCTCATAATTCTGCTCCAAGTTCTAGATATGCGGTTGAAGAGTTATTTGCAATTAGTTGATAGGCTCTATCGGTTGTTAAACCTGACGCAACATTTGCCTGTAAACCTATTACCTGACCTTGCATTTGGTCGGATGATAATGAAGTCACCGCTATTGGTGAACCGCTTGAGTACAAGGCAAGTGCTGAACCACCCATTACTGTTACTGGTCCACGCATTGTGACGGGAAGATTTATTTGAACAGCAGCCAAAGTTGTCGCTGCTGCCACTCCTATACCAAAGCGCATATATGCATAAGTTGCGTTAGCAGTAGTTCTTAAATAGTACCTCTGACAAGCGGCTAATTCTCCTTGGATTGTTCCTGTTGCAGTTTGGAATGGAGTTGCCTTTGAGCCGTATTCTAACTGCCAGCCCCAAAAATCAACAGTTGAAGTTGCATTTAAAGGCAACTCAAAACGGATTTCTAAGTACGAACCTGTTCCCAAAGTTTTTCCAGTAATTGACGGAATAGATACTGTATAGGTAAATCGCTGCCACGATGTTGTTAGAGCGATGTTAGTAGTTATAGATGTTGACACACCACCAGAACCACCAGAACCAAAACTTTGAATTGCATTTAAAGATGGCAAAGTTGTAGATGCAGCAGCCTTAGCCCAAAATGAAAATGTTGCAGTTTGTCCAGCAAAAGTGCGAACATCCTCAATTCTTTGTGCAATTCTATTTGCGCTGGCTCCAGTTCCTGCTGTTGTCTGATCTATTCTTAAAAAGTATTGACCCTCATAACCTGCTACTGGGGCGGTCGCAGGTGTAAATGTCTGCTGAGTTATTGAGCGGACACCAGTACCATTAAAAGTAGTAATGTATCGATCTGCTGAATAAGCACCATCGGCAATTGATGTAAATGTAGTGCCGCGCTGCCAGACACCAAAGTTTCCATTGATAATCTTGTTCTTACCAGCTTGACCATAGCCGACATTCCACACAGAGGTGTCAATGGCATCGCCTAATGCGCGAATGTCCTGTGCGCCATTTTTTACAAGGCTAGAGTTATCTGGCTCTGCCCAGCCATAGTTCGGTGATAGTGCCATTAGGTTAAAGCTCCTGTCGCGTTAGTCCAAGTTAGTATAGCATTCACGCCATCCCAATCTAATGAGGCTGGCAATACTGTTTCCCATTGAGTTGTGGATAATGAGAAGTCTGTTGCTGATATGTAAAGGGTCATCTCAGTAAAACTGGGTGTTGCTCGAAGTGCCACATTCTCCACAAAGCCATCGAACTGACCATCGAGCAAGTTGCTAGGCAGGTTAGTGATTAGCATAGGCTGACCAAAAAAGACTCCGATAAGGTTGTCAAGCATGGCAATTGGGATGTCTGGATTATCTAGGCGAAAGGTGATTGCTCCCAGAGATGCTCTAGGGTTAGCGCGCAGTTTAAGCTCTCTAGAGGCGATATCCGTGATGTCTGCAAGGTTCTTAATATTAGAGTCGAATGAACGCTCAAAGAGCCCGTAAGAGGCTATGGAATCTCCGTCAGAGATACTGTATGTGCTGCCGTATCCTGTGGCGTAGCGATAGATAAGGCTGTTACGCAAGCGAGCAGTTTGAGTTGTTGAGCTGATAGAGGTAGGTGTTGCATACGCGCCATCGATGTTAGTAAAGCCATTTGCTGCGAGATAGTTAGATCTGTGATCGGCATCGTCATATGAGACATTCCCGTCCTTTTCCTCATGGATCTGACCAAGTGCGCTATTGGCAATCTGATCGGCAAGGGTCTGAGACTTAGCAGTTGCGTTAGCAGCCAGAGCAATCATTGTGTAGAAGCCTGTGTCAATAGTGCCAATGTAAGATTCAGCCTCATCCCATGTCGTAGTTGCTGGGTAGGTATCCCATGTGACAGTAGGTGTAACTTCTGCCCATGACAGGTTAAGAGCTGCGCCTAGAATATCTGCGATCTGTTCGCCATCTAATTCCTCAACAAGGGCTGTGTTATAGACAGCCTTGACCAGTTTAGCAAGTGAGCCAATGCCTAAGATTGTGCCTGTGGTGATGTAGCCGCTTTCCTCTGGACTACGCACACCAATGTTAAAGTCTGAGACTTCGCCACCGAATACAGTGACATAAGTGCCAGAGCCATTCTTGAGTTCTAAAGTGATTGGCTCTGTGACATTGATGGTAAAAGGTGCATTGTTGGCATTGATGATTTCTACTCGGCAGTAACCTGCTGTGCATTGTCTGTCAATGTCTAAGCGACCAGATGCAAAAGAAACAGAGGTGACAGTCGTATAGACATCATCACCTACTGTTACTCGCCACTCTGGAAGCCATGTCATGCGATTGTATAGCCTCTCAATGTGCCGCGTGTAGCTGCATCTGTGAGGACTTGATCGATTGCTTCTGCAATAGCGTTAGGGTCTCCGATGCCTGTGTTTACAGTAATGTTCACACCTGCTGGCACTTGTCGCCCTGTGCCGTTAGAGCCTAAGCCCACGCCAGAACCGCCAGAGTCAGTCACAGTTGTAGGAATTTTTGCACCTACAAAAGGTTCATATCCCCCTAGCGTAGCTTGTTGTGCAGCGGTCAATGACTCAAAAGCACTAGCTGCTGTTCCCTTAAAACTTTCCAATGCTTTGGCTACTGATGCGTTAGAAGGTGCAACAGATGCAGTCATGCTAGGGATCTTGATCTGTCCTAGTAATGCAATAGCGTCTTTAAGATTTTGTAGGTTAATCAAATCCTTTGGTAATAATGTGTCAAGAATGGACTTAATGTCCATGAGTTTTACATTCTGCTGACCTAGTACCCCTAAGACCTTTAGATCCTCATTAAGTTTCTTGGTTGCAGCAGTAATGGCTGCTTCATCCTTAGCAGCAATAGCATCTTCAAGGGCAAGGATTGACTGCTTGACATTCAGGCGAGCGGTATCGTTAGCAATCTGCAAGACCTGTGATGCAGTAGTTGCCTTTCCTAATTGCTCAGCCTGAGAGGTTAGGGCTGCTGCAATCTGGATCTTGTCCATGTCAAAGATTTCGCTACCCTTGTTAAGAGCAAGGTTAGCCTTGTCAATTGCAGTAGCAAGTCGTTTGTCCTTTAGGATCTTGGCTTGATTAGCAGCTTGAACGCCTGTAAGTTTTGCCATTGCCGTAGCATTCTTTTTAGCAATTGCATCCGCTCGCTGAGTATCCTGTGAGGATACAGTCATTGAGATGTTACCGAAACCTTTACCATCACCGAATAAACCGCCAGATGGAGCAAAAAAACTAGGATTCTTAAAAATGTCTTTTGTGATCTGGATGAACTTTCCAGTCTCGCGCAAAAAGCCAGCCATTGCGTTGGCAGCTCGATCGATCTTACCAATTAAGTCATCAATTGAAGATGAGTTAGATGCAGTCACAAAAGCATCTACTAGACCTTTGCCGATAGTTTCTTTAGCGTTATTTCCTGCAACAGTTAATTTAGCCAGTGAACCTGCATAGGTATCTGCTGCTGCTGTTGCTTGCCCTGCAAAAAGTGTCGATAGGCGTGCTTGGATTTCCTCGAACGATGAAGATGTAAGCTCTGCTTTTGATAGTCCAACGCCTAAGCGACCAAGTGCTTGAGTCTGTCCAAGGTATGCCTTTTGTAAGCTTTGTGAAACCTGCGTGAGGCTCTTACCTGTACCTGCTGAAATGTCTAATGCAAGTCCGAGCAATTCTTGAGACTTGGTAACATCACCTGTTGCACGAAGCAACCGATCCATGGCTGGACGAAGCTCATCATCAAGCACGCCTGTCTGCAATTCGAGCCGAGAGATAAAGCCATTAACTGTGCTGGCATTTGAGCCGTAAGCAAGTCCTAAATTCTTAAGAGTTTGACCTAATGCTCTGGCTGCCTTGTCATCTTCTGCAAACGCCTTAACGGATGCTTTACCGAATGCAAGGATTTGTTTAGTACCGAATGCTAAAAGCAAGCCACCTGCTAATTTTTTGACACTCTTATTAAGTTTATCTGTTGAAGTTTCTGCTTGCTTGAAAGCCTTTTTACCCGTAAATTCTGCGGCAATGTTAATGGCTACATTACTCATGCGGCTCTCCTTACATCTACGATGGCTGTTCTACGATTGAACTTTTGTGTAGTGTTTTCAATAGATTTAAACACGGCGGCATTAGCGCGACCTTGGGTTTTAGCCCATGCTCTAAAGATTAAACGACCCATCATGCGATGATCCCCACGGCGATTAGGTCCATATAGTTGTCCTAAGTTAGAAATAAACTGATTACCTGCATAAGGATTGTTAGAGCGTGAAACACCTTTAGACGCTCCACCTGCTTTAGGTCCGACCCAATCCTGACCTTGACCATTCTTACGACCAGCAGTCTCAAAGATCGCACCTTGCATAGATTTATTCTGAATGCGTATTGCATTAACAAAACCTGCTTTATTAGGTTTTGATGCTGATGTTTTATAGATAATGCCTCTACGGATTTCCGCAGCATCATACTTAGGAAAGCGCGCACCCTTAGAGGTTTCTCGCTTAGTCCAGCCAGACATAGGCGATGCTAATGGCACATAAGATCTAGCCTCATTAACAATAGGCTTAAGAACTGCACCAAGCTCTTTGTTCAATTCTTTTGCTAGATCAGGTGCATAAGTATTCAAGGCTTTCTTAAGAGCGACCGCGCCTACGACTTCTGTTGGCATCGCTCACCTCTTTCGCTTCATCCTTGAGCCCTTGCACAAGTGCATCGAGCATTGTCTTGTCTAACTCCAACAACTGCTGTGGCGCGATTCCCAACCTAATGCTTAGCCTAGCAATCAGGTAGGTGAATGGAAGATCGCGCTTTAAGCTAAAGGGTCTGAGTCTAGAACCTCGACACTCTTAAGTGTCTCGATGAACTCAATCCCGAAAGGCTTAACAGTTTCACCTGATCTGCGTGTGACTTCCCATGCTAACCAATAGACATCGCTTTGCTTTTCTTCATCGCGGAACGCCTTATGGAAGCCCTTTTTAGCGTACTGCTCAAACGAATACTCCACGGCTGGAGTGATCTCGCCTTCCAATACGCTTCCATCTGTACGAACGATCTTTAGTTTTGCCATGAGTTTGCCCCTTTATTAGTTTTTTAGAATGTGCCTGTTGTGGCTACTGCAACTGTTGAGTTAGCAGTGAATGTGATTGACTGTGTGGACATATCGCCAACAGCACCATTGATGTCTGTTGTGTTGTTCACTAGAAGTGACACTGTGTAAAGAGGGTTAGTAGCAGATACTGCTGTTCCCTTTTCCTGCAAGAATACGCAGGTTACTGTTGTACCCCATGCAGCTTGTAGTGTTGCCAATACATTTGCTGATGCTGTGTCATTAAGGAAGTCGATTGTTACAGTTGATGCTTCCAAGCCCTTAACGAACTTGTGTGAAGAATCGCCCATTGCTGTAACTTCTAGCTCATCGAATGTGCGGTTTAGTGTAATGCTTGTAACGTGGTCTGAAAGATCGACAGTGTTAATCTTCACGCCGACCTTGTTGTTTAGAAATACAGCCATGAGATTATTCCTCGTCTTTCTTAGTAGTTGCTGGCTTTGGTGCTGGTGTGCTTACTTGCCCGATTTTCTTCAGGAAGTCAGCGTTTTCTTGTTCCCACTCGGACATGTTTAGCTCCAACTCGTTAGGATTGATACGGACATCTCGCAG